TATATAGACATATTGCTGGGCTCCACCACCATGATCAAACGGTCCGAAACTTTGGATCACATTTTGTCGGCCGTTTCCAATTGATCGGCTAGTTAACACCGACGAACTTGTACCATAATAAATGGCTCCCTTTGTCGGATCCACTCCATTCTGCGATCGAGACATATATACATGCCTCATAATATCCTGATCGTCTGTGCGACCCAAGCTATCGGCAGCCTCTTTTGACAAAGTATCAGGAGCGACATCTGGAGGTCGTGATAATGTCTGCCCATTATAGATCGCATTCGCAATAGACATTTTCGCAGCTGCCAAATCTCCAGCTTTGCCGCCGGACAAGCCATTCGTCTCGTTGGTCAAAATATTTGACGCTTGTGCAACCGTGACTCGACCGATCTTCTTCGCATCAATCTGTGCTGCTGTTGGCTTCGGCACAGGTGAAGCGTAAGGCTTTAGCTGAGCAAGCTTAGGCGGACGAGTCATTCCTGCTCCCACCACCCCACTCGTAAACTGACCATTCTTCGGATCATGATTGGAGTTGAACTTCCGCTCCAGCATATCTGCCGGGACCATCATGCCCGTGCGCAACCAATACGACATCGGCGTTACTCTCGGAACCATCTCACCCCTCCCTAATCTCCACCAGCGGCACACTCGGCACCTCACCCGCCTGAAAATTATTCACATCGACGGTCAGCTTATCCTCGGCAAAGCGGACGGGGACGTCGAAGAGGAAGCCCGCGGTCACCGCCTGCCCGCTTGGCGGCGCGGTGGTGAAGTTGATCGCGCCAGCTGCATCCAGCGTCCAGGCGCTTGTCGTGACGCCATTCACCGCCACAAGCAGCGACACCGCGACCGGGCGCGTGATCAGCCGCACTTCCGGCTCGGGCCCCGCGCCATAATGCTTGATGAGCGGGAAATGGGTGGTGCTGCCATCGCCAATGCCGATAATCTGGTCGGTGGCGGTCGGCGCACCTGTCATGCCGTTGGACGAGTAATCATAGGGATCACGAAAGCGAAAGCCGCGCGCCGCGCCGCGTCTTGCGCGAAAAAAGGCGATCAACGTCTCTAGATCAGCTTCAGAACGAACGCCGGGCCCGGCATCGAAGTGGATCCGTCCTTGCGCCCAATCGGCATTGCGCTGCTCATAGCCCGATGCAGTCGTGACAATCGCGGTTGAGAAATTCGGCTGCACCGACGCGCGCTTGCCGATGGCGAGCGGGAACGAAAGATCATCAAATGCCTGCACCTGTGCGGCCTCCTCATCAAAAACGGTGAATCCATCACGGGTAACTTGCGGCAGCGCCCAGATGAACGTCGCCGCGACGCCACGCGCTTGCGCGACCCGGGCTGCGCGCTCAATCTGGCCCCATTGCGTTTGCGCATTGGCAGCGGCGGTCACGAAGCCCGCGAAATAATGCTGCTTGGCGGGCAGGTAGCCGAGTCGCGCCGTCGCTGCTGCAACCCCGGCCGCACTCGCACCGGCGTTGCCCGCCGTCACCCAATCATAATCCTCCAACTGGAGAATATCGAACGCGGGAGAGGCCCAACCGACCGGCAGATTTGCGCGGCGGAGCTCCGGTGCGGCCGGATCAAGGTTGGTGGGCAGGAATGTCAGCAGCAGCGTCTGACACGCGGGCGTTTGCGCTTTCACCGCGGCTGTGAGCGCCGCTGTCGAGGCCGCGAGCAGCGCACCCGCCCGATCGAGCAACGCTTTTTGCGCCGCGTTCAGGGTGCTTGATCGCACAGAGGGGATATTCACCGGCGTGCCACCCAGTGCGGCCTGTGCCGCCGCATCGTAAAGGCAGGGACGACCATCGGCCATCACCCACCACCACGGCTCGCCGACCTGACACTTGGGCACTTGCCCCGCCGTCGCAGCAATACTCACAAACGCCTTCGCCACCTGTTGCAAATACCCCGTCGCGCCCGCGTGCGCGGGTGAGAGCAAGGCGGAAGGCGGCACATAGCCTGTCAGCGCGGGCGACCCATCCCAAGCGCGCTGCTTCCAGTCATTCCAGCAATGCTGGTCGAACAGCTCGTAGGACAATGAGATGATCAGCCCCAGCCCGAGCGCCTTCGCCTTGGCCGCGAAATCCGCATGCCACGCCGCCGCGGCGACATTAAGCGCGCCGCCAGCGAGCGAGACATAATATCCACCGCCACTCGCTTCCAGCCGGAAGTAATGGCTCATGCCGACATAATGGTTGATGTCGCCGCGATACCCAAGCGCAAAGGCATTGCGCAGCAGCCGCGCCGGCGTCTGGTTATAGGCATCATCATAGCCGGCGGCGATGCTGAGGGAATGCGGCGGCAACAGCACGTCGCCAACCTCCAGCACTGATCCTGCGCCATCAGAAACCATACCGGTTAGCGTCACCCAGGCTTCTTGCGGGCTCGCCAGCGGCGCGTCGGTGTTCGTAAACCCGGTTGGCACCAATGACATGAAGATGCGGTCAATATCGCCCGTGTAAACCGGCGCACCGCCCGGCGTATAGCCCTCCGCCAGCGCATCGAAATCAAGACGGATGGTCGCGTTGGTTGGCGAGCCGCTCGCGTAGTTCCACAGCCGCACATACCATGTGCGCGCCGTGCCCGAAGCATCTCGTCCCTCTATTGTCAGCGTCGGGCCATTGGGCACATCAAGCGGAAGAATGCCCGAGGACTGCCATTGAAAGCTCAGCACATTGCCGCGAAAATCATGGCTCGTTTCATAGGCGAGCAGTGGGTGATCGTAGCGATCCACCACCTCCCAGATCAGCCCCGCGAGGTCATTGGCGCGATAAAACACGGCATCGACGCGCAACGCATCGGGTGCGGGCGTCGTTGCCCCCGCCATCATCGGACGCGGGAAGTTCACCGTCCAGAAGCGCGGGTCAAAACGCTTGATAAAGCTCGAATCCTGACCGTTGCGCTGAGCTGCCAGCCACCAGCCCATGTCAATAATCCTGCGAGAGCGCGGTGCGCACAGCGCGCGCGACTTGGCGCGAAGATTGCGCGAGTATATCGGGCGCGGTGCCGACGGGTGCGTTCACGTTGATCGACACCCGCACATCGCGCGGCTGCGATCCGCCGCCGCTGGTCGCGATAGAACCCGCCGATGTTGGCACGAACAGTTCCGGCCCATTCTCTCCGACGAGGAATGGCTGGTTGGGTGACACCGGCCCACCAATCGCCCGCCCTGGCACGCTAAATGCGCTGGTCAGGATGGAGGTGAGGCCGCTGAGCAAACCGCCGCCGCCAGAAGCGCCGCCACTCCCGCTCCCACCAAAAATGCTGTCCAGCCCCAGCTTCACCGCCGATGTCGCGATATTGGCAAGCGCGCTCAAAGCGGCCTTCTCCAAATCAGCAAAGCCCAATTTGCCGGTGGCAATCGCTTTGGCAAGGCTGGTCTCAATCTTCGTGCCGGCTGCATTCACGCTATTGCCAAGCGGCCCATCGAGCTGCCCGCGCATATCGGCCACGTCGGTGGCGAACGCCTGCGTATCGCCGCGCACCTGCACCATCAGGGTGTCGATCACTTCATTCATCGGGATACATCTCCATCAGAGCTTTGATGTCTGCGGTTGAGGGCGGTTCGGTTGTGGGCGCACGCTGGGTCAGCGCATCGATAATGGTGGCAAGCTCGGCCGGGGTGGACTGCCAGAATTCACCCGGCCGCCAGCCGAGCAACGCTCCGGCGAGCCCCGCGAGGCGGGTGGCGACGGGGGTGAAGTGATTTTCAATCATAACAATCCCGTTCATCATGAGCTTGTCGAAGGACTGCTTTTCACTTCACCGACATCGCACAGAGAAGGACAGTCCTTCGACAAGCTCAGGACGAACGGTTATTCGGAAGACACCCTACCGCCCGTGCAAAATCTGCCCGAGCAGCACCTTGAGTGCTGGCGTGAGTTTCGCTAACCCCGTCGCCACCATCGCCTCACCGAACACCTCGCGGGTGAGCTCCTCGGGGCGCTCGACGCAGCAGTGCCAGAAGAGCGCAGTGAGCTCATGCAGATGAAGCTTCGCGGCCACGGCGCGTTCGACGATATCGAACAGCCCACCGATCTCCGCCTCCGCCGCACACAGCGTCGCAAAGGTCGGGCGGAGCAAGAGATCGCTGCCACCCACGCGCACGCTCGCCTCGCCGCGCGCTTCGTTGGCAGGCGCCGTCATACAGCCACCACCGGGCCGGAGCTTTCGAGCGCGAGTGTGTAACTCCGCTCGTTCGCGAAATCGCCCGCATAATCGAGCTTGGTGACAAGGAACCTGCCGGTCATTGTGCCACCGCTGTCGAAGCTGAGCTGATAATCATCAATGACACCAGACAGCGCATTGGTCTTCATGCGCGCTTCCGCCGCCGAGCCCATAAACACGCCGGCCGCGGCTACCGAGACAGAGCGCACCCCCGCGCCTGAGAGCAAATCGCGCCATCCGGCTGAGCCTTTGTTGGTGATGTCAATCGTTGCGCCCTTGATGCTGAGTTGCGTGGTGCGCAGCCCGGCGATGGTGGTGAATACGGGTGTCGGGCTGCCATCGCCAATCTTGAGCAAGAAGGCGGCACCTTTTTCTGCGGTCATTTTGGTCTCCTGAGGTTAAATGGTTTCCAGCACCCGCACCCGGTGCTCCACCAGCCCGCTCCAGGGGCCGGCATTGGTGCGCAAGATTCGGGATCGGACGAAATTGAGCGTGGCGATGCGCCAGCCGGGAAGATCGCGCGGCATGGCTTGCACCGCGTCTTCAATGGCGCTCATAATGTCGTGCATGGTATGCGGCCCCCCGCGCTCATCCCAGAGCGTGACAATCAGCGAAACCTCGCGGCCGCGCGCCGTTTTGGTGCTCCAGTCAATCGACACGCTATCCGACACAACGAGATACGGGTAGGCCGCGCGCGGCGGCGGCCCATCGTAAATTCCGGTGACCAGAGTCGGCAATGTCGGGTGCGCCTCGAGCGCGGCAACGAGCGCGGCCTGCGCCACGGCCACCGCACCGCTCATGACAGCACCGCCCTCGCCGTCATCGCGATGCCGTTGAGCCGCGGATCGGATGCATAGCGCGCGGCGAGGTTGCGTCCGCTCAGCAAAATGTCATTATTGGTCTGCGTCACTGCGACATCGCGTGGCACGTCATGCGCGAGTACCGCAACGAGGCGCGTCGTGATCGTGCCGGTCCGTGTCGTCGCAACCAAACACCCGCGCTCTAAAACCGGATCGGTCATCGCACTTCCTCCGTCAAACAGGTCATGCGGTCTGGGAGGGTCGGATCAAATGTGGCGTTCAAAACCACCAATGTCCGTCCGCGCCAGACCACCCTGTCACCCACACCAAACACTTTGCGAACCCGGATGGTGACATGAAAACGCGCTGGCGCGGCTGGCGCATCGCCCACAAAGCCTGCGCCCTCGCCCATCGGCACCACGGCTGCCCAGCATTGGCCGAGTGAGAGCCAGGCACCAGTCGCTACACCCAGTGAACTGCGCCCCGGTGCCTGACGTTCCAGCGTCACCCGCTCGCGCAGCAGCCCGCTCAATTCCGCGCTCATGCGACTGCGCCCCCGGAAAGGCGCATCCGTCGCCACGGTCGCAACAGCGCGGCCACGGCAGCAGGGGGACCGGAGTCACCGGCCAAATCACGGCTCGTATACATGTAGCTCGTCAGCCGGATCACGCCCTGGCGAATCGCCTCAGGCATCGTATTCCAGCCGGACGCCAGTCCGGCCGTATAGAGCACACTCACTCGGCCTGTAATGGCCTGATCGGCAATCCGCACCCAGCCGCGTCCCTCAGCATCAATATCAACACTGAATTGCGCGGGGGAGAGCGGAACCGAAGTGCCATCTACCACCAGCGCATTGACCTGTGCTATCGCCGCCACAGGAAGCGCGGTCAGCGGCTTCCAGTCGCGCCGGGTGCGCACATTGGGCGTGATGAGCTGATCGGCCACTGACCATCCCGCCCGCTCGTCGGTCACCGTCCAGATTTGCACCTGCTCGGTCACGTTGCGCTGGATCAGCATCTGGCCACAAAAGCCCTCGGCGCGGGCAATGGCGCTCGCCACAAGGCTGGCAATCAGTGCGTCATCATCGGGGGTATCGATCCGTAAATAGCCGGTAATATCGTCAACGGTATCACCGGTCAGCGGTATGGGGTCGCGCACAAGCATATGCGATCCTTTCAATCATGAGTGACGTAGAGGCGGCACGCGCCGCCCACGGTCTGGAGTTGGGAGCAGCGGCCGCTAATTCGAGCGGAACAGTCCGACCCGCCCGATATCGACCGAACCGCTCGCGGTCTGGCCTTGAGCAAAGATGAACTGGAATTTCGGCGTCTGAGTCCCGCCGGTTGTGGACGACGTGAGCAGGCGCCGGCCGCGCAGCATGAAATTGCCACTAATCGGCGGCAACAGGCTGACGTCCGTGCCGAGATATGTGGCCCCAAGGGTGGAGGGATAGGGCGGACAATCCCAACCCCAGCTCAGCATCCCGCTTACAGCATTCATGTCGACGAGCGCCTCTGGCAGCCAGAGTCCGCTCGGCAGCACATTAAAATAGCTCATTGAAAAGCTGACGACGGCCTGCGCGGTGGCGGTGCCTGAAAACGTGAGACGCTGGCGCAAATAGCCGTCGGCGCCGGTCACGATCGTCGGTGTCGCCACCACACCGCTGCCATCGGCGAGCGCCCATGCTGTGTCTGCATCGGGCCAGGTGCCACCGGCCTGACCAGCGACGTTCGTATTTGCGACGCTATTGTATGTGCCGCCGGTGCCCTGCATGAGGCCGGACCGGCCGAGCACATTGCCGCCGGGGAAATTGACCCGGTCAAAATCCCGCGCTTCACTGACCCGCGACGCCAGCATGCGCGCGCCGAGCGCGGTGAGCAGCCCGGTGACCGCTGTGCGGGCGGCGTATCCGCCGAGGCGACTGGGGTGAGTGCCGTCGGTTGAATAGCCACCTGCCGCACCGTTGGTGCCGGTATAGGGAATGGACGGCGTCGCGCCATTTTCGGTTGTGCCGCTCTTGTCCTTAAGCAGCGCCAGCATGTCGACAAATGTGCAGCCGCGCGTGTCACGACAGAAATTGCGCAGGATACGGTTGCATTCATAAATCGCGCGCGGCACATCCGCTGCGCCCGATTCCGTTTTCGGCATCCGCCCCACAATCGCGATCATCGGAATGCCGAGCGCCAGCGCCTGGGTGGCAAAGCTGGTCACGTTGGCCGCGAAGCCCGCCGCCAGCGCGGCCGTATTCATATAATCGTTCTGCAGCGACTGAACAAACAGGATATCTGGCTTTCGGGTGAGCGCGGTCAGCGTCTGGATTTGCGGCGCATAGCTGGAATAAGCGGCGATCAGTGACGAGGATGGGGATCCCGGAATGGCGATGTTGGTGCCACCAGGCAGCGTGACCGGGGCATCCATGACCAGATCAACCGGTTGGCCATTTGCCGCCCAGAAAAGCGGCGAGGTGATCACGTCGGGGTTCCAGAACATGTTGCCGATACTGTCGCCCGCGACACCGATCAGCAGCCGGGCGTTGCTGAAACTCGCGCCCGCTGGCCCCAGCGGGCCGGCTGGCCCGGTTGGCCCGGTTGCGCCGGTTGCGCCGCTTGGTCCCGCTGGTCCGGTGAGGCCGATTGGTCCCGCTGGTCCGGTTGGGCCTGTTACGCCAGTTGCGCCGGTTGCGCCGATTGGTCCCGCTGGTCCGGTTGGGCCTGTTACGCCAGTTGCGCCGGTTGCGCCGCTTGGTCCCGCTGGTCCGGTGAGGCCGATTGGTCCCGCCGGCCCCGTCAGACCGGTTGCGCCGCTTGGTCCCGCTGGTCCGGTGAGGCCGATTGGTCCCGCCGGCCCCGTCAGACCGGTTGCGCCGCTTGGTCCCGCCGGCCCGGTGAGTCCCGTTGCTCCCGCAGCTCCTGCGGGTCCTGCCGTGCCGGGTATCCCGGGCTGACCCGGCGGACCGATGATGGTGGCCACCATTCCGGGGGCGTCCTGGCCGATAATCGCCGCGCGGCGCCATTGAATGACTAGCGCGCTCATGCTGACACCACGGGTTCGCGCAGCCGGATACCGATCTGGTCCGTGATCTTTACCCCGCCGGCCACCTGCAACAGTGCATCTGCGACATAGTTTCCGGGTTTAAGGGTCGCCGACACGGCGGCTGGCACGTTCAGTGTCCAGCCAGCGGGCATATCTGGGGTGGCCGTGCGCGGGCTGATCATGAACGGAATTCCGGCCGGCAAGCCTGGCGGCAATACCGCGCGGCCAGCAGGCAACGGTTTCAAAGCGGCACTGATCGCGGTGACAATGCCCGGATCGCCGCTGACAGCATCGAGCGCGATGGCGATGTCTTCGCCGCGCGTATATACATAGGTTTGCATGGGGGTCTCCCGATAGTCCCCGCTCGCCTTGAAGGGGCGGGTAAAAGTCCCGCTCCACTCAGCGGAAAGGGGGTGAAGTCCCGCTCCACTGAGCGGAAGGAGGTAAGGTCCCGCTCCACTCAGCGGAAAGGGTAAGGTCCCGCTCCCCTTCAGGGGAAGGGTCAGGCGGGGGGGGCGTCATCGATTGGAACGTGCTTCGAGTATAAATCAGCCTCCGCCCCGTCCCTCTCCCCAAACGAGAGAGGGACACGCTGACACCCGTTCAGCTCACGCCAAATTTCAGCAGCTTGATCGCTTCCGAATTCGCGACCGTGCCGCCCACCCGCTTGTGCGCATAAAAATGGACAAACGGCTTGACCGTGTATGGATCGCGCAGGATCGACGTTTCCTGCCGCTCGGTGATGAGATACCCCGCTTTGAAATTACCAAAGGCGATCGAAAAGCTGCCCGAGGCGATATCGGGCATATCTTCCGCATCGATCACCGGATAACCCAGCAACGTATCCGGCCGCCCATCCGCCAGGCTGGCCTGCCACAAAAGCGCGCCAGTGCTGATCCGGAATTTGCGGATTTTGTTCATCGTGGCGGCATTCATGACGAACACAGCGCCCTGCCGATAAGGCGCGCGCAGCGACTGGACGAGATCCATCAGTTTCTCTTCCGGGGTCGTAGCGGGAAAAGCCGCGTCGGTGCCGGTCGCCAGATATTGCAGTGTCCCGAACGGACGCACCGCATCGCTGGTCGTTGCCGAAGGCGCGGCGAGGAACCCGGCCGGCTGGTTGACGCCCGTGCCATTGACAAACGCCGCACCTTCCGCCCGCGCAAATTCGCGTGCGATCTCATCCGCGAGCCAGGTTTCGACATCGAAGAATGCATCATCCAGCATCGCCTGCGACGCCGCCGGGTTGGCATAAAGATCACCCATTGGCGGCACGACCTCATTGAACACCGCCGTATTGGTATCCGGCCGCGTGGCAATCTCACCGCCCCAGCCCGAATTGGTGTTGCCCAGCGTGACCAGTTTGCGATACCCAGATGTGCCCACCTTAACCACATTGGCAATAGCGCGAATGGGCGAAATCGCCTTGAGCGTGTGATCGATTACCGCATCAATCTCACGCGGAATGGCATAGCCGCCATCGCCAGGAACAACGCCATCGAGCGCCTTCAACTGCACGCCAGCCTGAAGGCCTTTGCGCAGATAATTGTTCACAAATGCGGTCTTTGCCGGGTTTTCATCCGATTTTGCGCCGCTCAATGCGGGGCGGGCCAAAGGCGATACCCTCGGCTGGGCGGCAACCGGCGCGGGATGCTCCACCGTGTCAAAGCTCTCATCGAGCCGGTCTGCTTTCACTTCATAATCCATTTCATTCTCCATTTGGGTTGTTGATTTCCCCTCTCCCCTTGCGGGAGGAGGAGGGGCCCGCCGCGCAGCGGTGGGAGGGAGAGGGCTCGCGCGATGCCCAAGGTGATGAAACCCCTCTCCCACTGCGACTAAGCGCGTTCCTCGCTAAGTCTCGCGCCTTCTCCCGCAAGGGGAGAGGGAATTTCACCCTCTACCGCGTGAACGCGGGCGAGTGGCTGCATCGGGAAAGTGACGAGGCTGACCTCGACAAGGTCCAGATCGGTGAGTTGACGATTGGCGCCATTGACCGCGGAGCGGACGCGATAGCCAAATGACAGGCCATCAACGGCCTTGTCCGTCAGCATCGACGCGGCCTCCTGTGCGGTGCGCGATTGATCGGACAGCCGCGCGATCACGCGCAAGCCGCGCTCATCCTCGCTCAGGCTTTCAATCACACCTATTGGCTTTTTGGCATCATGCTGCCACAGCAGCGGAACGTTCTTCGCCCCGGCCGCGACGGCCCGGGCAAAAGCGCCCTTGCGAACAATATCGCCACTGGAATCCGCGCGATCAAACACCGCCGCATAGCCCGCAAAACGGGTGGCCTTGATTTCTGGCGTGCCGATCATCCGCGCACCAAATCGGTAAGGCCAAAGCGCACGGCGAGCGCGATCAGCAGCAGTGCCAGCGCGATCCGCACCACCCATTCGATCAACGCGCGCCGTGCCGAAGTCTTGGCATCACGCCACGCCGCCAGCAGCTGTCGCAGCTCATCCATATCCTTGCGGGCATTGGCATCGGCCAGCCCAAGTGAGGCCAGAGCCCGGCCCGCGCCCAATTCGGACGAGTCCTCAACCAACGCGCGCAGCGTGACCAAGTCCCCGCCATGCGCCTCTGCTTGCGCCATCAATTGCGCCATCATTGCTGTGTCGCTCATAATTCTGTCTCCGCTGCATTTTCATTGAGTTCGGGCGATCCAGGCTGCAAGCCCAGCATCATGCGCTTCTCCTCATTGGTGAGGAATGTGGCCGCTGAGACCTGCGCCCAGAGCTTCTCGCGATCTTCCGCCAGCGCGGAGATGCCATCGAGATCGATGGTAAATTCCAGGCCCGGAAAATCGGTTTGCATCCCCTCCGCAATCGCGTCCAATATTTTGTTGGCGAGCGGCAGAATGGTCATCCGCCAGAGCGCGCGGTTGGCCTCGCGATAATTGTTGTAGGTCGCATCTCCGGGAAGACCGAGCAGCACCGGCGGCACGCCAAACGCCAGGGCGATCTCGCGTGCGGTCGCTGCTTTCAGGTTGATAAAATCCATATCGGTTGGAGACAGCGAAAGTGATTGCCATTTCAACCCGCCTTCCAGCAGCAACGGTCGGCCGGCATTGGCGGGGCCGGCGAAATGCGCATCCACCTCCGCACGCAAACGATCAAATTGCTCCGCCGAAAGCGTTGCCCCCGCTTCTCCCGGCTCATAGACCAAAGCGCCCGAAGGCCGCGCCATATTGTCGAGCAGCACCTTATTCCATTTGGTTGCCGCGTTGTGCGAAGCAATCGCACCCGACGCCGCGCCCAGTGCCCCCAGTCCATAATGATCATCGAGCGGGTGCATGCCCTTGATATGCACCAGGCCGGGGCGGCCACCCTCTGCGCGCGCCGGGATGCGTTTGTTGCTCTCGCCGACCCGGTAAACATAAGCGAGCGGCCAGCCGCGCGCGTCGGTTTCAATCGATACCCGATCCGGTCGCAGTGCAAATAATTCGCCGATCCCGCCCCCTTCAGAGCGGGGCGCTCCATTGCTGATCAGCTGAATATAGGCGTTGCCATGCAACAGCAGCTGCACTGCCGCCGCTTCCATCAACACCTGCCCGGCGCTCGTGGCGTTCAGCAACGCGAGCGCGCCGGCATGTTCCGGCGCCACCGAGACATCAACCGATCCGACCGCCTCCGCCACCAACCGCACCGCGCGCTGCGCCACGGCGTTCTGCACATAGCCCTCGCGCACCTGCTGCAAATAATTTAGCGGCCATTCGCCCGAGACAAAGCCATTGCCAAACGACCGAGCGAGTGCGGGCCGGGTGGGCGCTTGGTGCGGGAGCGTCGATGCCGAGGGCGCGGCAAGCGCTTTGGTGCCTGATCGCGCAAAAAGCCCGTGCGCAAAAACCGGACTCGAGCGACGCCCAAGCCCGGCAGAGGGTCTGCCGAAGATATTCATTTTAGGGTTCCTTGAATTTAACAGCTGGTTTTGATGGGACAGGTCGATCTACCGCTCTCCCGCGGAGGCGGGTGCACGGCCCTGCAATAAAGTCGCGTAGCGGCGCGTTTGAGTCTGGTTCTGGGTTGCGGCCTCAGCGGGAGAACATCGGGCCTATCCGTCGCTCACAAACTCCGCCCACGCAGCACCCGCGCCGCCCCCAGCATCAGTTCGGTGAGGGCGTAAACCAGCGCATCGGCACGATCTGGTGAGCGGGTTGGCCCCTCATAACTGCCACCGGCCATCAGCCCGCAGAGCTCGTCTTCCAGCGCGGAGAACGCGCCGATATGCGCGACGCGGCCCGCCTCATACAATGCCGCCACCGGCTCCGCCCGCGCCACTTTGCCACGGTGCGCGTGGATCAGTTTCACGGGGAGTGAGAGCCCCGCACCGCGCAACACCGAAGCGACCATCGCCCCGCCCTGATTGCTCTCCGCAATCAGCCGGTCTGCGCCGTGCCGGGCCACGCAATCGGCCACCGCACGCGCCCAAAATTCCGGCGTCGCGCCTTGGAGGCTCGCATCCTCGATCACATAAGCGCGGTCATCCTCGCCCAACCCGCATGCGATAATGCCACAGGCGTCCGCTCCAGCACCGACACCAGCCGGCGGATCAACCGCCACCACCACGCGTTTGAATGATGGCGCAGCGCGCACCCGGCACGCCTCGATCCGGTCACGCGTCCAGAGCGCACCGGGCAGATTAGCGATGAGTTCGCCTTCCAGCTCCTGCCGCCCGAGCCGCGTGCCGCCATAAGCGCAGTCCATTGAGGTGATGAACGCTTCGGGGAGGAACGGATTATCGGTCATCGCACCGTGTGTCACCGCCACTTGCGGCTCCGCCACCAGCGCCCGGATCAGCGCGATCGGGCGCGGCGTTGTCGTCACCAGTGCCCGTGGCTGCTCTCCCAACCGCAAGCCCATTTGCAGATTGTCCCAGGTCGCTTGAACATAAGCCCATTTCGCCAGCTCATCGCACCAGGCATAATGATGCTGCGGCCCGCGCAGGCCATCAGGGCTCTCCCCTGAATAGAGCAGGGCCTGCGCCCCATTCCGCCAGGTCAGCCGGTTGCGCGAAGGCTCCCACAGCGGACGATTGCCCTGCGGTGCAATCGCCAGCAGGCCCGAGTCACCTTCAACCATGATGCTGCGCGCTTCAGCCAGTGTCGCACCCACCAGCGCGATCCTCAACGACCCATCAGCCTCAGCCAATCCACGAACCCATTCGGCACCAGCGCGCGTTTTGCCATAGCCGCGCCCGGCGAGCAACAGCCAGGTGCGCCAATCGCCGATCGGTGCCAGCTGCCCTGCATGGGCCCACAGCGCCCAATGGGTGCGGAGCTTCTCAGCGCCGATCTTGTTCAGCTGCGCACGGCGTCTCGCGGGGGCCAGACAGGCCAGCGCTTCAATCTCGCTCGCTATCATCGTCATGTGATGCCACCGGAGAGTGCGCGTGCCTTCACCCGAGCGGCGATAATATCGAGCTGCTTGTTCACGATGGTGGCGCTATCGGCTGGCTCAAAACTGGGTGCCTCCAGCGCCGCTTTGCCATACACGTCTGGCCGCCGTGCCCGCAGGATGAACATGCCAAGCTCGTTGGAATAGGTTTTGTACGTGCCGGAGAGCGTGCCGCCATGATAATGCGGCTTTTCAACACCATTAATGGCGCGGTCACGCAACACCTCTTCCAGATTGTCGAGCGCCTCGTTGAGTGCGTCATTCCAATCCGCGCGAAAATTGACCAGCCGCTCGCGCCAGCGATAGACTTTGGAGCTGGTGAGGCCTGCCGCACGCGCGGCGCGGCTGACATTGGCGGTTTCGCGCAAAATCCGCAGAAACAGATCACGCTGTCCCTTTTCGGTTGTTGGCACTTTCAGGCCGGCGGGGCGCGGCTCGGATTTACGTTCAATCTTGGCTTTCGCACCCTTGCGCCGAGGGACGTCACCGGCTTTTTCAGCTTCAATCTGTGTTGTCATCATTACGCTTTCGGCAACAAAAAGGGCGGTGGGTGGTTTCAA